TTGCGGTTCTCTGACCCAAAGCAGGCCTCCGGCAGCAGCATCGATCGGCAGCTCGAATACGCAAAGCGCTGGGCCGCCGAACACGACATGGCGCTCGATTCCGAGCTGTCGATGCAGGATGCCGGCCTGTCGGCCTACCACCAGCGTCACGTCACGCGCGGCGCGCTTGGCGTCTTCCTGGCCGCGATCGACGAAGGCCGGATCCCCTCCGGGTCGGTGCTGGTCGTCGAGGGCTTGGACCGCCTGAGCCGCGCCGAGCCGATCTTGGCGCAGGCGCAGCTCGCCCAGGTCGTCAACGCCGGTATCACCGTCGTGACCGCAAGCGATGGGCGCGAATACAACCGGGAGCGGCTGAAGGCCCAGCCGATGGACCTGGTCTACAGCCTGTTGGTGATGATCCGCGCGCACGAGGAGTCGGACACCAAGAGCAAGCGCGTGCGCGCGGCGATCCACCGGCAATGCCAGGGCTGGGTCGCGGGGACGTGGCGCGGGGTGATCCGAAACGGCAAGGATCCGCACTGGCTGCGGCTGGTTGGCACGGCGTTCCAGGTGGTGCCGGAGCGGGCCGAGGCGGTGCTGCTAGCGATCCGCATGTTCCGTGAGGGCCACGGCTCGGTGCGGATCATGCGCACGCTGGAGGAGTGCGGCCTGCAGCTGACCGACGGCGGGAACCCCGCGCAGCAGCTTTACAGGATCATTCGCAACCGCGCCTTGGTGGGTGAAAAGGTGCTGGAGGTGGACGGCCAGGAATACCGCCTCGCCGGCTACTACCCCGCCATCATGGAGCAGCAGGCGTTCGACGACCTGCAGCACCACGTGGGCCAGCGGCGCCGGCGCAAAGGCGCAGGCGAGATCGTCGGCATCATCACGGGCCAGCGCCTGACCTACTGCGGCTACTGCGGCGCCTCGCTGTCGGCGCAAAACCTCATGGGCCGCGGCAAGAGGGACGACGGGCGCCCCCAGGATGGCCACCGGCGCCTGATCTGCGTCGGGAACTCGCATGGGTCGGGTTGCTCGGTCGCCGGCAGCTGTAGCGTCGTGCCGATCGAGCACGCAATCATGTCCTACTGCTCGGACCAGATGAACCTTTCCCGGCTGCTGGAGGGTGGCGACCAGTCCCAGGCCCTCGCCGGCCAGCTATCTGCCGCGCGGGCGCGCGCCGCGGACACCGCCATCAAGGTTGAGCGCATCACCGACGCCCTGCTGGCCGAGGACGGGGCGGAAGCGCCGGCAGCATTCCGCCGGCGCGCGCGCGAGCTGGAGCAGCAACTGGCGGCCCAGCAAGCCGAGGTCGAGGCGATCGAGCGCCAACTGGCGGCCACCGCCTCGGCGCCGACGCCGGCAGTCGCCCAGGCGTGGGCCGAGCTGGTTGCCGGCGTGCAGACCCTCGACTACGACGCAAGGATGAAAGCGCGGCAGCTGATCGGGGACACGTTCGACCGAATCGTGGTCTACCACCGCGGCGTGGCGCCGAGCGGCCCGCATTCGAAGAAGGGGACCATCGACCTGTTGCTGGTGGCAAAGCGCGGCGCAACGCGGCTGCTCCACATCGACCGGCAGAGCGGCGAATGGCGGGCAGGCGAAGACCTCGATGCCGCCGACCTACCCCTGCCTCCCCTGCTGGCCTAGCGCCGCGCAGCCTGGCGCGCATGCTCCGCTGCGACATCGAAAGCCTGGGCTAGCGGCAGCGGAACCTGAGACGCCAACTCGCCCTTGAGCGACAGCAACGCGGCATCACCGCCAGCCTTCTCTCGCCGAATCGTAGCCAGGTTGATGCTTGCGCCCGGCTCAATCTGGTACAGCTGCCACTCGTCGCGGTCGAATGCGTCGCCTCGCACCGGGTTGCGCCACCCCATATCCTCGGGCAGCTCGGGCAGCGTCACGCCCTCGGGAGCGATGACGCCGGGTTCTTTTGCTCGCCGCAGCGCGGCGCGATGTGCGGATCTGGATGGCATGCCCGGCATACTACCGGGCGCCATCGCACCGGCCGAGACCATGGGTTAACAGTTCACTTAAGTACCAGGCTTCGGCGCCCCCGGAGTCTTGGTCTTGTCGATGACCACGGTCTGGATGTATTCGCCGTTGGCGCCGTAGACCACCACGATCCGGGTGGTGGCATCTTCATAGACGACCTGCGCACTACAGGGGCAGGTTGCAGCTGCGGTCACCATGCCCATCGGACGTTCTTTGTCGTCGTTGACGATCGCCATCGTGGACTCGGCCGCGCGCCCGATCGGCAGTTGGGACTGCGCGCCAGGCGTGACGATGGTGACGGATAGCACCTCGTCTTGCAGGGAGTTCACTTGGACGAACTGCAGCCCACTCTTCTCGAACTTGTACACCTTGAACTTCGGCGACAGGCTGATGTCCTTCGCGCCGGCGGGCACCCGCTCGCCAAGGCCAGGAATCAAGTCCGCAGAATTGGTGGTCTTGCTCGCTGCGGACACGGTGCTCGCGCAGGCGGCAAGCAAGAGGGCTGGGAGAAGCAAATTCAACTTGCGCATCGGAACGCTCCTTGTTGAGTTTCGGCGCAAAAGCTAGACCCGAGACAGTTGTCATACAACGGGACCGGCGCGCGAAATAGGCATCTGTCTACAAAAGCGACCGATCGCCCGTCGCGCGCCGGCCGCACACCGAGGCCGGTTCGGCGCTGCTCAAGCGCCACGCGGGTTGAGCTGCCCAAGGCGCCCGCGTCCAGCAGCCCTAGATTGCGATATAGGCCGAACGAATGGCATCGGGCATGCTCGCGCCAGAGCGTAGGAAATCCCCGACTAGGACACGCGCACCTTGACGGTGCTGCTGGTACGGTAGAGGCCGCCAACCGCCACACCCGCAGCTGCGGCGGCCGCGTCGTCGGCATAGTTGGTAAGTGCCGCCCCCAGATCCTCGACCCGCAGCTCTTGCGTCCAGGCTGAGCCGTTGAACTGCCACCATCGCCCCGTGCTGACGCTGCGCAACGACCAGCCTGCGCGCGGCGTCAGGAAGCGCCACAGGCCGGCGCCGGTGCACAGCGCAAGCGTGGCGTCGTGGCCAGCCCAGGCGCCGGTCGCAGATGCACCGACGATCCAGACCTTGCCGGCGTCGGCGGCCGCCGTCGAGGGCGGCGCGGCGAGCGTCCCCTGCACCGCCCCCTGCAGCAGCGCGTCGATGACCTGCAGGTGGTCATTGACCGGGATGGACGGCTGCAGAGTGTTCGACGGGACGGTCTGAAGGCCGAGATTCGGTGTGCTCATGTCGGGATGCTCGAAGATGCCGGGCCTGCGCCCGTGATGGAGTTCAGGGCAGCAACCGTGACGGTGACGCCCGCTGGCACGCTGGCGCGGGTGTGGCTGGTGTCGGCCGTGCCTAGGTCTGCCGTCACGCCGTCGCTGTACGCGACCCGGTAGCCGGTGAAGTATTTGGACTGCAGCGGGTTCGTTTCGACACCCAGGCGCGGGCGCGGCGTCCACGTAACCGTGACGGTATTACCGCCATCGCGCACCGCAGCCACATCCGTGGGCGGCCATTCGGTTTGGACGGCCCACGGCGCCAATGCCGGTTGCTCCCATCCCCAGTCGTCGCCCTTCGTCGAGTTCATGGCGATGGCGCGCACTTGCAGGGCAAGATCCTTGTGCCAGGGCGCAACCTGGATGAACTCCACCGCGCTGTCGAGGAGCACAAGCCGGCAACCGGCGGCGCTGGCCGCCGGATTGGTCTGATAGCGGCCCCGGATCAAGCCGGATAGCGTGTAGGTGTAGTCGGCGTTTACCGTGGCATCCTCGAACTGCAGGATCTCCCACGTCCCGTCCGTGTGCTCCAGTGCGGCCAGGTGCTCGTACTGCAGCAGCGCGTCGTAGTCCAGCTGCGTCAGCCCCTCGGCATCGCCCATGAGCGCGAGCGTAATGGTCTGTTGGGATAGGTACTCAGCGCCCACCTCGGCCGCCAGCGGCGCAGTCAAAATGCCGACCGTCGCCCTGTCGGTCAGATCGCCCACGTCGCTTATCGCGAGCGCGCCGCCGCTGGCCATGATCTGCACGTCGCAGCCGGCGACAGGCGTATCCCACGACGCGATGTAGAAGCCGATTTCGTCGGAGCCGTCCCACGACGGCAGGTTCATCACGATGAAATCCGCTTCAGTCGTGGCCTCGGTGCCGCCGCTACCGGTGCCGCTGGGCGACGGTGACGCCTGCACGTCACTGGAATAGGCCCAAGGTGCACTGGTAATTGCCGTGCACTCGATCGTCCCGTCCTGCCTGAGCATGCGGGTCATGCGGATACGGTGCACGTCGCCGCGTATATCTTTCAGCCACACGTCGTCGCCGTCCGTGATGAAAGAATGGCGCTGGTACAAGGTGAACTCGTACTTCTTGCGCTCGGCCCACTGCGCATTGATCGCGATCTCGACGGTCTGTTTCGCTTCCGTCGGGTACATGGACACCGGCGCCTCTGTGGACTTCTCGGCCTTCGCATTGACCGTTGCGGCGCGGCGCTCGGCTGCGGCGTTGTTCGTGCCCAGCCCGTTGGCCATGTCCTTGTAGTTGAACGTCAGCTTGCGCAGCAGCTCGACTTCCTGCACCTCGGTAATGGTGACGGCGTCGCCGTCGCGCTCCACCATGTCGTCGATCGTCAGCAAGGCGACCGGCTCACGGCCTCGTGCGATGAAATGCACTTTTCCGTCGTATTCCGCGACATCAAAGAAGTAGATGCCTTGCAGCTGGGTGATGATGTCGGCGGGCGTCTGCTCGCTCGCGACCAGGTAGCCGCCTACTTCCACATCCCACAGGTCGTCCACGTCCACTTGCTGCTCGCCGATGCCGGTGCGCGCGCACAAGTCGAGCACGATATCGGCCAGCGTCGGCCGAATGCGCGCTACCGAGCGGGAGACGCGATTTGCGTTGCTGATGCGCCACTGCAACCGCATCTTGCGGTTCATCTGCAACTCGACCAGGCGCGCGTTCGGCCCAAGGCCGGATGCCAGCAGGTACTCGGTGCCGTAGCGATCGCGCTGCTGGCGGTAGTAGAGGTTTCCGCCCTTTATGTAAGACAGAATGATATCGCTGACGGCCGACTCGCCCTCGCGCTTGTCGTCGTGGGTGATGCGAGGGCTGACGGCCGCGCCAAGCTGAGTTTCCCACGTCGTCATGCCGGGAATGGTCGAATCGTACCAATACAGCTTCGCCTGCCCCGATTCGACCCATACGACGGCGAGGTTCATGTTCCGATCGAAGGCGAGCGACACCTCTGTGACGTTGATCCGATTGAAAAGCACGCTGGGCGGGTGATTGGGTGCGGACAACTCGAAATCGCCCGTCTGCCGATTCCATTCGAGCGTCCATGTCTGATACAGCAGCCCCTTGGACGCATCGTTGAGCGCAATCCCGCCCTGCTCGCGCGCTATATGCCTATTGCGGCTATACGCCGCACCGATGACCGGCGCGGGGATAGCCTGGTCCGAAAGAACGCCATCTGGTAGCGCCATTGCTCACGCCCCCGCCGTGTAGCGACCCCAATTGAATTTCCAATCCAGGTAGAGAGTTTGCGTAGACGCCTTGGTGATCGATGCCCCGAAATCCACCTGATGCTTCCCCATGCCCGATCCACCAACCAAGATGGAGCGAAACGTGCCGTTGGCTTGATTTGTTGCCCATGTGTTCCGGCAAGTCCGCGTGAAGGATCCAGCGGCATAGCTGCCTTGAAAAGCGGCCGTGCCCGTGTTGCTCCATACGACGCTCCCGTTCGGAACGGAAGTCCGCGCGCCGATTGTTCCGCTATATGCGGCCGGCGCCTCACGTCCAGTCCAGCCGCCGGACTCATAGCCCATTGAGGGATTCCCGCCGCCTGGCCACGCCCATAGCAGGGAGCTGCTAACTTGAGCTGCGCGCGAGCTGCAGTTGTAAGTAACGCCGTTCAAGGAAACCGTGAACGTCGAAGTTCCCTGTGGAGGGTAGAAGCGCAACTGATAGGTAACGCGTAGTTGCTCACTGGCAAGAACTGCGATGGTGACGGTGGCGCCGGCGGCATCTTTCACCAGCGCACGCGTGAACAATGGCGATGAACTGGAAGTGCCACTGCACAACCCGAGTTCGGCAACGTTACCGACTACTGCCCCAACTGCGAAAGTGACGGTGTTCGTGTAATAAGTGTAGTCAGCCGAAGGGTCGTCGTTGTTGTATCCCGTGACGTTGCTGAGAGTGCTGATCTGCGTGAAATCAGCTACGGCCATCCAACTTCCCAACAACGACTGGGATGCGCTGACTGCGGCATTGCTGGAACCCACTGCGATATAGCGGAATGCCGACGAGAAGGGAACGAAGGTCGCCATCATGTTGAGGCCGGAATCCAGCACCAGGTTGTCCTGCCAGCCACTGTCAAAGCGGACCTCGCCGTCTCGCTTCAGCACCTCCAGCCTGTACCTCCCCGCGACACCAAGTCCCATTCCCTCCGGCTCATGCGGGGTCCACGGCTTTTTTGCTTTCGGAATATAGATATGGCTCATGCAAGGCTCCCACCCGAGATCGCCACGGGCTGATAGGTAACGAAGTCCTCGGCGTGCGCCGATTCGTCGTAGGTGATGACGATGGTTTTCATGTCGATGCCCGAGATCGCCACGGGCTGATAGGTAACGAAGTCCTCGGCGTGCGCCGATTCGTCGTAGGTGATGACGATGGTTTTTTGCTCGCCGCCCGCGATCACCACCGGCTGATAGGCGACGAAGTCCTCCGGCGTTGCTGTGTAGCGCCGGACCGTGTCGTACATTTCGCCGAAACTGATCGTCGCGGGTTGGTAGGTCAGCGACTCGTCGCCATAGGCCCAAGGCTCGACCCACAGGCGCCCAGCGCTGATGCGCACCGGCTGATAGGTAACGAAGTCCTCGTCCGACTCCAGCCGATACGGGCGGCTGGTGAGGTAGATGTCGGGGATCGTCGCATCGACGACGAATTCCAGCGTCGGGAGTGCGCCCCCGGTGTCGGTCACCTCGTAATCGTTGAAAGCGGCGAAGGCCAGCCCCCTGTATGCCGGGGACAAGCCATTCGTTGACAGATTCGCGCAGGGATAGAACACCTGGTCTTCCGAGCCATCGAACAGCTTCATCCCCGCCGACGACTTCATTTCGTCGAAGCCGGCGGCGGCCTTCACGGAAGCGAGGAATCCCATCGCGCCAACCGTGATGTTCTGGCCGGCAGGGATTCCGCCGTGATTGGTGGCGTTGTTGTAGATCAGGCTCCATAGCGGCGACGCGTTCACCAACGAAGGATTGGCGAAAAGTGCATCCAGGCCCGTCCAACCCGCGATGAGGTCTTCCACTTCCGACGTGGAATCGACCTTCTTATTCGATACCAGGGTCTTGAAGAGGATTTCAGCACGCGTGCCGCCGTAATAGATGATTTTTCCATCGCGGCGGATCTCGACGAACCCGCCGATCTGACCCTGCATCACGCCTACCTTGAAGCTCCGGAAGTAGTGGAACGTCTTGGAGGTGGTGACACCGAGCCAGTTCTTTTTCTTCTTGACCTTCTCCCGCGAATCGCCGGCCTCGATGATGTTGCCGGACATGGTCACGCGACCATAGCCAAACGGGATTTGGGTCGTAACCGCATTGGTCTGCGTACTGGCCTGCGACAGGCGTGGACCGATCGCTGTATCGGGCAGGACCAAGCCGCCGATCAGGCCACCGATTTGCGCGCCTCCGTTCGGGCTACCGACGAAGTAACCGATGATCGCGCCGATGATCGCGCCGATCAGCGAACCGTAGTTGCTGTCCATCTTCGCCGCGGTGTAGGAATACAGCCCTTCACCGGTCAAGTTGATCAACGGCTCCATCCGATAGTTCGGTTCGTTGCCGTAGGCCTTGCACATCGACGTGGACTTGTCGCAGTCACGCCGAATGCGGAACGTATCGCCCGCTTCGATCGGGAATGGCATGCTCAGCAGCAGGCGCACGAAGCCGCTATCGGACGCGACCACGTCCATCTCGGTACCGGCGTTGCGCCCGCTCAGCCACTCGACCACGCCGGGCACGAAGTACCCGCTCGCCTGGGTCAGCGCGACACAGGTGAAACCGCGTGTGGCGTCGCCATCCCAGGGCGAGTCCACGGTGCCGGCAACCCAAGTGAACGGCATCTTGCAGCGAGCGTCGCCGAACTGCGCGCGACACGTGTCCTTGCTATATGGCTGGCTGATCGTCTGCGTCAGCTGCTGCTTGATGCTGCGAAACTCGGTCTTCCACGACGTGTCGGTGAACGTGGTTTCACCGCACGTGCCGATGAAAGCGACTTCATGGCCCTTGGATAGGTCGAGGTAATCGACTTCATAGGCCGTGACTTCCGCATAGTTAAACAGGCCGGATCGGACCATTTCGTAGGTGATGGCCGAATCCAAGATGAAGCCGACAACTTCTGCGTTGTCCACGTCGGTGACGTTCGAAGTCTCGAACGCCGATGGCGTGAAGCCATAGTCCGGCGAGTACGTCAGCGCCCCCGTGCCGTCGTCGTAGGTGATCGGCGCGTCCAGGCTGGTGAAACCAAGCGTCACGCCCGCAAACGCGCCCGTGCACCTCACCTTGACCAGCAAGCAAATGGTCGTCGCGTCTTGCTGGTAGTGCGTCAGCAGGGCGACAGGAATCTGCTTCGCCATGTCAGCGCCGAACCTCTACCAGCTCGATATCTGCGGTGGCCACGTACTCGTCGCCACTCCTGTTTCCGATGGTGAACGCGTTGTAGTCGTTGTCGAAACGCACCCACACGTCGAACTCACCGCTCCACGTGTAGATACCACTCCCCCACGCGGAGGCCGGCGTGAACAGTCCCAGCCCGGCATCTAGCACGCCAGGTACTGGCTCCCCAAGATCGTCGTAGACGATGACCGTGCCGGCGACTGGCGCTTGGATCCTCCGAATCGTCGTAGCAAGGCCAAAGGAATAGGACTTGATCAGCTGCACAGCATCGGATGTGCCCGCGTTCGGGTAGACGCGTTCGCGGCGCGCTATGAAGTCGTTGTAATCCTTGAAGCGAAAAGCGTACAGGCGCCCGCGCACGGCATTGAACGCGGCCTGGATCTCGTCCCTGGCATCCTCCCGAAAGTTCAGGTACTGAGCCTTGAATCGCTGCTTCGGATACAGCCACTGCCCGTTTCGCTGCTCCTTGCCGTTCTCCAGTTGCACAATCCGGGTGCTCCACTCCGGGCCGCCGGAAAAGCCAAAGGCCACGAGGTCGGATAGGCGTGCTTCGATATAGGACATGCTTAGGCTCGCGATTGCGCTCTTGCGGTCTCACGCGCGGTCGCGCGCGCGATCTGATCTGGCGTGCGCCGGTCTACCTTTCCGGCTACCTGGATCGTGAAGTTCTGCTGCAGCGGCCGGCCGCCGGCCCCGCCCTGGTATCGGGACATGTCGGAGCGGGAAATGCCCGAGAGCGTTGGAACGCGGACAGCCTGGCCACCCGTGACCACGCCGCCCACGTCGTAGCCGCGCCGCCCCAAGCGCATCGACTCCACGACGGGCACGCCGCCGGCGCGCGCAACGTCACGCTGCGACCAGACAACCTCGCCCTTGTGCACCACACCCGCAGGCTGCTTGACGCCGCCGTGACCGGTGTAGCCGCCTTCGTCGAAGTCCATGAAGCCGCCAGACAACAGATCGACAATGCTTCCCGTGGTTCCGCCGCCCCCCGTGACTCCGCCGAGAAGCCCCGTGATCAACTTCTTGGCCTCGATCCTTGCGAGATCCGCCAGGATGGAATTTGCGAGATCGGAGAACGAAAGCTTGCCGGTCTTGGCGAAGTTGACGAACACGTCTTCCAGGCCGGTGAGGGCGTTGGAGAACAGCGTGTTGGTTAGGTCGGCGGCATTGGCCGCCTGCGATGCATAGTCCTGAAAGGCCCGAGTCGCCCCGTTCGACCAATCGGCGAGGTATGCCTTTCGCTCCTCCTGATACTCCGCCTCGCTCTCCAGGGCTGCGGCGTGATAGCTGTTCAGCGCTTCCAACTGCTCCTTGTATTGCTCGGCTGTGTACCCCGCTCCGTTGTTTGCTGTGGCGTTCCGGTCATTGAGGTCCGTGAGCCGCCGGTCGTAATCCTCCTTCAGCTGGATTTGGCGACGCATCTGCTCCACGTCGTCGCTGCCGCGGCCGATGCCCAGCAGATCCACCGCGTTGCTCTGCTGCTGAGTGCGCGAGGCCTCGCCCAACTCTTTCTGCAGCCGCAGCATGTCCTCGGCCGCCTTCTTGGCAGCTTGCTGTGCGGCCAGTGCTTTGCCCTGGGCTACGGCTTCGTCCAGCAGCGCTCGGACGCGCTTTTGCTCCTCCTCCGACAGCTTGTTCTTGCTGGATGCCAAGTCCGTGGTAACGGCAACCTGTAGCTTTTGAGCCGCCGTCATGTTCTCGGTCTGGCCCATCTGCTCCTTGTCGAGATCGATCTGCTTCTTGATGCGATCGATGATCGACGTGTACTGGCTTTCTTGCTGCTTCGAGTAGGACAGGCTGTCGCGGGCGGCCGCCTTGTTCTCCTTCTGCTGATCCTTCCATTCCTTCTCGGCGGCCACGTCCTGCTTGACGAACTCGCGGCGCTTGATGAAGTCTTGTTGTTGCTCCGGCGTGAGCACCTTCCAAGCCGCGGCGAAGTTGTTGGTGCCGGTGGCCTCCATGTACTTCTTGGCTTCGGTCGCGAGCCACGCCTGGTACTCGCCTTGCTCGCGCTTCAGGCGCGCGACCTGGCGCGTCCAGATCTCATCGGTGCCGGTCTGGCTGATCTTGCGCAGCGCGTCCGCGGCAAACAGCGCTTGCCGCTGGATGTCGGTCAGCCCAGCCAGCACCTTGGCGAACTGGACATCGTCCGCCTTCAGAGCCGCGGCGCGCAGCTGCTCGAACACCTTCGGATCCAGCGCGTCGCGCAGCGTCGATTGGAGTTCAAGGAACTTCGCACGGACCGGTGCCACCTGGCTCTTGAACTTCTCCAGCTCGGCTTGCGCCTTCTGCAGGCCCTCATAGTCGGCGCTGATCGTCAGGCCCGACCCCTCGCGAGTGGAGGTTTGCGCCTCCTTAATTTTCCCCTGGTAGTTATCGACGGCCGCCTGAAGCGCCTTGATACGCTCCTCGTTCTTCTTCATCGCCTGGGCCGAGGTGTTCCACTCCTCGGCCAGGTCTGCAACGGACTTCTTCCCCTTGCCGTACTGCTCGACCGTGTCTTGCATCGACAGGCGCAGCAGGTCCAGCGACTTGACCTGCTGTTGGTACTCGGCGCGGGCCTCTTGGGACGAGCGCACCAGGTCGGCATAGGCGACCGCCATGCCGCCAATAGCAATCGTCGCTGCACCCCATGTCCCGCCGACCAGCGCGAGCAGGCCAGACCCGGCGCTCTTGGCCCCGCTGGACAGCATGCTGCCCAGGCTCGACGCAGCGCCCGCAGCTGTTTCCTTGGCCCGCGCCGCTGCGAGGCCGGTGGTGGCCACTGCGGCGGCCTCCTGGGCGGCGATGAGGCGGCCCTTGGCGGCAACCGCCGCCGCGTCGGCACGCGTACCCGACGCCACGGCGGCGTTGTACTCGGCCTGGGCACGGTTGAGGTTGCGCTGCGCGACCACAGCCGCTGCCTGCGCCTCACGCTGCGCCCGCAGGTTCGCTGAGAGGGTTGCAGCCCCGGCTTGATGGTCGAGCGTGCGCTGCGCTGCCTCCTTGGCGGCGTATGCGACGTTCAACTCCCCGAGGGCCACCTCCTTGGCCGCCTCCGCCTGCGCCTTCCAGGCCGTCGTAGAGCGGACGGACGCGCGGGCCTGTTCCACCTGTGTGGCCGTTTCCTTGGCGCGCTCGCGCGCCAGGCTCGCCACCTCGGCCGCTTGGGCTGCGGTAGACGCGCGCTCCGCAATCGGAGCGGAGACGGCGCTGTACGCCGTCCTGGCGCCGCTCCCCAGCAGGCGGCCGGCAATCAGCCCGCCCGCAATCGTCGCGGCGCCAGCCACCTTGTCCAGGTTCTCGGCCATCAGCCGCACGGACGTGACTGCGGCATCGCTGAAAACGCCACCGCTGGCATCGACTTTCAGCTTGAACCAGGCCGAAGAGAGGCGATTCAGCTCAGCATTCAGCCCCTTGGAGGCCTCCTCGGCGCCGCGCCCCGTCTCGCGCAATGCCTCGATCATCGCCGGCAGATACTTCTGCGCGTTGAGGTCGCCATCCTGCAGCAGCTTGTCGAACGACTTGCCGGCAAGCGCCGTGCCCTCGTTCATCTTGGCAACGGCCTGCATGAAGCGCGGCACGATGCCGGGAATAGCTTCGCCCAACTGCTGCCGCAACTCCTCGGCCTGGAATTTGCCCTTGCTGAAGGACTGTCCCAGCGCCGTCGTCGCGCGGCTCATCTGCTCGCTGCTGAGGTGCAGCACCGTGGCCGACCGCGATAGTTCCCGGAACAGATCCTGCTGATCGCGCATCGCGATCCCGTTCGCGCTCGCCGAGGCCGACATGCTCGTGAAGCTCTTGGCCGCCCCCTCCAGGTCGAGGCCGAGTTCCTTCGCCGTTTGCGAGACGAACCCGTAGGCCTTTTCGGCAATAGCAGCCGAACCCGTCGCCCCCTGCAGACCGTAATGGATCTGCTGAATCGACTTCTGTGCGTCGATCAGTGACCGCACGCCGGCGGCAACCGCTCCGAAGCCCAAGAAGCCGGCGGCAGCGCGGTTGAGGCTGGCGATAGACGTGGCGGTCTGCGCGGCATCCTTGCGGATCGCCGCAAGGCTCTGCGTGGTGACGCGAGCCGAGTTCACCATCTCGGCTCGATAGGCTGCGGTGTTTGCCCTCAGCAGGACATCGACGGTTGCTGCGGTTGATGTCACGCAGATCTCCAGAAAGCAAAAAATCGCCTTGCGGCGATCTGTGGTGACGCGGGAGTTTTTTGGGCGAGGAACGCGTGCCGAGGTCGGCTAGAACCCGCTGCGCGGGATGCTGTCGTTATGCTTCGCTGCTGCCTGGAACATCTCGATCAGCTGCTGGGAGCGAGCCACCGCGTCGTTGATCGGCGCGATCAGGCGCTTGACCAACATGAAGTCTTCCGGGCTTGTTTCGTTGCCATGGACTCTGGCAAGCACATCCGTCAGCTGCGCGATCATGTTCTGTAGCGGCTGGTCCAGCGGCTCGATCGCGGCGAACGCGTATATCTCGGTCAGCTGGCGGGATGTCAGTCCCGCCAGCATCTTGTCGGGATGCGCGTAGCCCAAACGCCACGCGATCCGAAACTGCAGCCGGCGCTCAGGCCGGCTCAGGATTTTTTTTCCGCATCCTCGACCGCGGCATCACCGATCGCGTTGAGCTTCTGCGCAACGCGGAACACCGAATGGAGCGCCGACGCCGACTTGGCTCCAAGCTGCGCGACCTCCTTGTCGGTGAACAACCGGTTGCCCTTCTCGTCCACCAGGCACAGCGCGACGAAGCGGGCGCGATAGTCCTCCATCTTCGTCGTCTCGCCGCCGTAGGTGTCCTGTTCCCACTTGTCGCGGTCGCTGGCCGACATTGTGGAGATGCGCACCGTGCCGCCCCATTCCTTGACTTCGAGGTCTTCGGTCTTGCGGTCGTCGGCGGCGAGGATCTGTTGTTTGGAAAGCAAATTCATGGGTTTAGGGTCCGGTTGCGAGGGTGACGATGGTGAAGTCGCGCGGCAGCAGATCCGCGGTGAAGGTGAGCACTTGGTTGGCACCGGGGGCGACGTTGAACGCCGAGACCTTCGCGACGAACGTGGCGGCATCCCCGGACGGCAGCACCATCAGGAAGTGCAGATCGTCCGTGGGCGCTGCGTCGCGCAAGATTTCCTGCCCGGCCGAGGCATCCACCGGCCAGCGTTGCCCCGCGACCTGCACGGCCTGGCCACCGGACAGGCCGGGGATGTTCTCGACCTGCTTGGAGCGCAGGTTGGTGGCGTCCAGCGTGTTCGCCTGACCACGGCCGAACGGGAAGCTGGTGACGCCATCCACCTCGGTGTACTGGGTGGGGTTGTTCGGGGTGGTCGGCGCGGTCCCGGCCTTGACGTAGATCGCAGAGTCCTGCGCAGAGATCGCCTTGTTCTCGGGCATTTTTGAGTCCTCGTTGGCACAAAAAGAAAGGCCGCCTTTCGGCGGCCGCGGAATGAAACGGTAGTTCGGGTCAGTTCCAGATCACGATGTCGAAGCTGGCCCGATGCAGCCTCGTGTCTTCCTCGTAGTCGTCGGGGTTGTCCGTCACGTCGCCGACCTTCAACAGCGATGGCAGCCCATTCTTGAGCTGATCGGCCAGGGTTCGCACCGGCCCTTTCACCGGCCCCCACACGTCGATCTGAAACGTGCCGCGTGCAGCGCCTGCACCTGAGTTCAGTGTGGCGTGCAGGCGCCCGGTGGTTCGCTGGTAGGTCACATAGCGCTCGGGCGGGTTTTTCGCCGGAGCCGAGTACACATCAGGGGTGAAGGTGCCCATGGCGGCCACCAGGCGTTCATCAAGGGTCATCGCCGCGTCTTCCTCATTTCCACCTCGACAGCCTCCGCGATCGCATCGCGCATGGCGACAACTGCCTCTTCTGTCTTCGACTCAGCCGCGGGCCGCAGGAAGGGCCAGGCGGCCATCTTCGACGTGCCGTACTCGCCGAACTTGCCGTAGAACGCCGACTTTGGCACCTCGACGGCAAACCGAACCCAACCCTGCTCCTCGCTACGTTCGCGGGCGCGAATTGCCCGACGAAGCCGCCCACGCGCGACTCGCACGCGGGCACGAGCGTCGTTCCTGATCACGATTGCGCCGCGCCGCATACCTTTTCGCAGTGCACGACGCACCGCGGGTTCGGCGAGTTGCATTAGCGCCTGCTCAAGCTCGGCCAGCCCCAGCACTTGGATGTCGAAGTCAGGCATTTGCTTTCGGCAAGGCCGCCATCAGCGTGAGGTGGTCTCGCCCTGTTGCGTCCGGCAGGACCGCAGTGATGCGGTATTCCCGGCCCTCGTGCCGCACGCGCATCGTGCTGAGCACCCCGGCGAGATACGGGATCTCGATGCGGGCCGCTAGCGTCGCTTGGTCGGCGCCGGCGGCGATGAACTCTTTTCCGGATAGCGGCACCACCTCGGCGGGCACCTCGTCACGCCAGGTCTTCCATGCCTCGACCTCATCGCCGAAGCCGTCGCGCACGAGCGTCACAGCGAGTAGCGTGACCCGATGCCGATACTTGCCCGCGCGCCTCACGGAAGGATCCGCCGAAACGGGAACGTCAGGCGTGCAAATGCCGGATTCTCGGTCAGCCCTTCGACGGCGGCCTCGCGATTGGCGTACAGGTCGCCCACCAACAGCAGCAAGGCAGCACGCAGCGCGGCCGGCGCCGGCCCCGGTGTGGTGGTGAACCGCACCGGATAGGCGTCGGGGGCGCTGTCGAGCTGCGCCGGCTCGATCGGCAGCGGAGACCGGCCATCGCCGACCGGCGTCCAGTCATAGGTCGCCGTGGCGAGCGCATAGCCCGTCTGCTGTTCCACGACCTCCCGAGCCGCCGTGATGAATGCCGCTATCAGCGTATCGTCGGCGTCGTGCAGCACCACAAGGTGCTTCTTCGCATCGGCGAGCGTTACCGGCTCTTCCGCAGCGGCCGTGACAAGGCGAAGCACCTATCAGCCCTTGTACTTCAGGGCTGCGGGGTGGGTGTCGATGTAGCCCGCGTCCTTCAGCTCCTGCGCCAGGGCCGCCGGCACCTTGATCTTCTCCCCCACCTTGCCGAGGTGGCTGGAATGCAGGACCAGCGCCGCGACCTCCTCGCCCTTCTGATCGCCCTCGCTATCGTCGTCCGGGGCGGAGTCCGGATCGGAAGCGGAAAGCGCTTCATCCGACACGACCGCGCCGGCATCGGCCGTCAACGCCTCGGTGCCAGCGGTGCCAGCCCCGGAATCGGACGGCGGCTCGCCCGCGGGACCTGCTGCCGCCGGCGTGATCTTGGGTTTTGCCATGGTTATCTCCTTAGAAGCGGGCCGCGCATTGCGGCCCGCATCGGTTGCTAGTCGTTACGCCGCGGCGCCGTGCTGGAACGCCTTCAGCGCGCCACCCACGTCGATCAGGTTGCCGCCGGTGCGCATCCAGGCCATGAACCCGATCTGGCCCTTCTTGACGTAGGCAGAGTCGTTGAAGCGGAACATGGTGATCGCCATCACGTCGCGGATCTTGTAGTAGCTGAAGTCGCCGAACAGGATCGACTTCGCGCCTGCCGCCGGCGATGCCACGTGCTGGTTGATCTGGATATCGCGATTCAGGAGCCGGTCGGGCGCACCACCCGGATTGCCCTGCTCGTAGCCAGGGACGAAGATCGGGCGTCCCTGCTGATCCTTGACCTTGCGCACGAGCTTCAGCATGTCGTCGTGGAACATCCAGCGCGCCGCGAGGCGATATGCGGGGTCCACGCTGTGCTCCAGGTCGATCAGGTCGTCGTAGGTGATCGCCGGGATCGCCGCCACCGCGCCGATCTTGCCGACCACCGCAGCGGTGGCCGCGCCCATCGGCTGCCCGGTGCCGGTACCGACGGTGTAGTGGCGATTCGTGATGCGGCCCAGGCGCGTCTGCAGGCGGCGCTCGATGAAGCCGGAGATGTCCGACGTGGAGTCCTGCAGCAGTTCCCACGGCACGGTGACAACCTTGGAGCTGTACTTGTAGACCGGCAGTCCCTTGGTCCCGAAGCTGATATCCGCGTCCGTCGCCGGCTGGTTCTCGGCGACGATCTCGCCCTCTTCCGACGTGCCGTCGCTGGTCGGATACTGCATCGGCTCGCCGCCGGCCGTGCGGATGATGTCGGAGACCTGGCGCATGCCGCCGTAGGCCTTCAGCGCATCCAGGATCTGGCTGGCGAGGGTGGTCGGAACGGTATAGCCGCCCTGCTCCGGGTTGAGGGCCGGATTGCCGGACATGGCGGCGTTCACCTGCTTCCAGTCCTCGGCCGAAAGCGCGCTGTCGCCGCCGCGTGCCCACCTATCGAACAGCTTCATTTCCTGGCTCTTGGCCTGGCCGCGGGAGTCACCCTGCGGGGCGTCGTGCTCGCGCACGCCGGCGGCGCGCATGTGCCTCTCGGCAGTGAGATCCATCACCCTCTGGTGCCGCTCGATCGCGGCGTCGATACGCTCGATCTCCGCAACATTGTCGTCGTACTTCTTCTGGTCGTCTTCGGTCCAGCTATTGCCGTTGCCGGTGCTGGCGTCCAGCAGGTTGCGGGTCTCCTTCGCCAGGGTGTTGCGACGCTCCCGCTCCGCGTTGAGATTGAAACTCATCTGATTTGCCTCCTCGGCACATAAAAAAACCGCCTTTCGGCGGCGGTGGTTTGCAAGCGAGAGCCGCTTACGCTGGGGTACGCTCCAACAGCGCCAGGCGCCGCTCGAGGCTGTTTCGGTGGGCAGCGATGGCCTTGCCATCGTCGGGCGCGGGCGCCGGCTGCGTCAGCGCCTTGGGTGCGTTCTGGTAGGCCGAAAGATCCCACTGGTTGCCGGCCTTCTTCTTGCCGACCACCTCGACCACGCGATCGGCGAAACCGTGCTCTTTAGCCTCATCCGCGGTGAACCAGGTTTCACCGTCCATCCACTGGACGACTTCCGACTTGGACTTGCCGGTCCGGCGGGTGTAGTCGCCGGCCAGCCCGTCGTCGATCTTCCCCAGCAGTTCGCCGGTTTTGGACATGTCTGCCTTGTTGCCGATGGCGATCGTCCACGCGTTGTGGATCATGAAGCCCGCGCCCTGCGTGATCTCCACCTCGTCGCAGGCCATGCAGATGCCGGTGGCGGCAGAGGCAGCCAGGCCGTCCACGTGCGCGATCACCGTCGCCTTGTGCTGGGCGATCGCGGTCATCATCGCGCGTGCAGCGAAAACATCCCCACCGGGAGAGTCGATGCGCAGATGGATCGTCTCCGCATCGATCCCGGCGATGGCCTTGACGAACTCGGTTTCGTCGATGTCGCCCCACCATCCGCCGATGACGCCGTGCAGGTAGATGGTGGCTGCACCGTCTGCCGACTCGGCGCGGATCGGCTTGGATGCCGACGCGTTGTCACGCGCCAGTTGCAGCAGCTTCGGAATCGTCATTGTCGTCCTTCCCTTCGGGGTCTTCGGGCTCTTTCTTGTCGTCCGGCTTCGCCGGCTCGGTCGGGCGATACAACACGTCACCGCCCTCGACGGGCGGCAGGTTCTTGGTTCGGCGGACTTCGTTGACCGTCATCCAGCCTTGCGCGCCGGGTCCACCGAGAGCCTTGCCGAAATACTCGGCTTGAGCCTTGGAGTCGCCCGCCATCAAGCTCTCGACGTTGTGCTCCACGAAGTAGCGCGCCGTCTGAAACAGCTTCCGATTCAGTTCGTCACGAAACCGCTTGAGATGCGGCCCAAGGGTCTGTTTCACGAATCCGATGCTCATCTGCTCAATGCCGGTCCCCCAGCTGCTGGCCTTGCTCGTCTCGCCGATCATGTGCGGCGGACAGCCAAAGGCGCGCGCGATGTCGATCACCTGCCACTGCCGGGATTCAAGCAACTGCTGGTCCACCGCTGACATCGTCAGCTCCGAGATTTCCAGGCCTTCCGTCAGGACCAGCGGAATCCGCCGGTTGCCTTGCATGCCGCCGTACTTCTTGACCCACGCGTCCCGGAAGTCGTCTTGCTGGGTTTGGGTCATCTTGTTTGGCGTTCTGACCGCGACCTCGGGCTTGCCTCCCTCGCTGAAGAATTTGCCTGCGTGCTCATCGCCCTGGATCGCGATGCCGATGCCATTTCGTGCGCCCCACTGGATCACCGACATCGAGCAAATGCCGTTGAAGCCGAACCCCGGCAGGTGAATCACATCGGCCTGATCGACGGTAAAAAACCCCAGGTCGTCGAAGAAGGTGTACTGCAATCGCCGCGGCTCTCGCGGGCCACTGCGCTCCTGCTCCACGATGTGCACGCGGTCGCGCGGCCAGGGAATCAATCCGGTCATCTGCCCGGCGCGGTTCCGGACGATGTAGGCAACTCCATCACCACGCAGCAGCACCTGCGCAACCATGTACTCCCACGCCGCGGCAGCTGGCCAAGCCTGGCTAAACTGCTCGTTGAGCAGCCACCAGTAGTCGTGATCAGCCCGCCGTCGCGAGTCCTCCAGGCGCTCGTAGATGTGCAGGGGCAGCTGCGCGATCGCGCCGGCAATCAGATTCACGCATGCGAACACCGCGGACACTTTCATGGCAGTCGCAGGAGTGACCACAGCGCCCGATGAGGTCTGAGCCGCGCCGAAGATCTCGAACATGCGGATGTCCGAGGACGAAACGGCCTCGCCATCAACCAAATTGCCGATCGTCGGCTCGATCCGGTTGCGGCGATCAGGATCGCGGAAGGGGTCAAGGATTCCAAACATCAGTTGATCACCACGAAGCCTTGTTCGATGAGGTTGGACTCCTTCGCCTGTAGGGCAAGGGCCATCGCCAGGATCAGCGCCAGCGCGCCGTCGATCTTGTTTTCAGCCGCTTCTTTTCGGGGATAGACGTGATCCTTCGCGTCGAGCCGCGCGACCACATTCCCCATCATCCAAGTCATTGCCGGATTGCCGTCGTGCCACAAACGGCGATCAATCGTCAGCGCCTCAACCTCCTTCATCGGCTCTGAGAGGTTGCGCACCGTCTGCGCCATCTCCACAACCGGCAAGCCGGCCTGGCCTAGCCTCGTCATCAGGTAGGCAGCTTGAGCCGGGTCAAACGCGATGTTCTGCAGCTCCGTCACCGCGGCGAACTCCTTCAAGTCCTCCTCAATGAACGCGTAGTCGGTCATGTTTCCAGGCGTCGCAACCATCACCTCGTCCAAGACGAAATTTTGATAGCGCTCGTTCTCCTCCACGGCCGTCTCGGGCACGTAGAAGCGTGGAATTACGTAGTAGCTGTCGCCCTTCTCGAATAGCAGGATGACGGCGGCAACGTCGAGTTTCGACGCCAGGTCAACACCGGCGTAGCACTTGCAGCCTGCGAAGTCCTCGATCGTGAATGGACGCTTCTGGCGCTGCCAGGCCAGCATGTTCATCCACGCTGTCTTCGCGCCAACCCAATCGTTTAGGTGCTTCGTGCGAAACGCATTCTGCTTCGACGCCGATCGCTTGGCCTGGGCGAGCTGCGCCAGCAAGAACGACTCGAACACCGATATACCGTAGTTCGGATTCGCCTTGACCAGGCTCGCCGGGTCGTCCCAACGATCACCCTCGTCCAAGGCATAGATGATTCCGAAAACGGTCTCGTCCACAACCTCGCGCCGAAGGATGCGGATCACGTCCCGCCGCTTCTCGTAGCAGGGTCCACCCAAGTTGCTGCCTGCTGTCGTGATGATCGACAACAACGGCTGCTCGCGCGCGCCCATGCCCGTCTGCATTGCATCGACCATGTGGTCGGTGTCGTGCTCGTGGTACTCGTCCACCAGCGCAGCATGCGGGCTGGAGCCATCACCCGGCTTGCCGATCAACGGCTCGAACTTCGACATGTCCTCCATGACGTACATCGTGCCCGGGTTCTTTGGGTTCCCCGATTGCTCGATACCGAACCGCGCACGCAGGGCTGCCATCCGATGCACCATCTGCCAGGCAGGCCGGTACACCTCGTATGCCTGCTTCTCGCTCGTGGCGCCCGAGTACACCTCGGCCCCCGCCTCGCCATCGGCGGCGAACAAGTACAGGCCGCGCGCCGCGAGGCGAAGCGACTTTCCGTTCTTGCGAGGCACCTCCTCGTAGGACTCTCGGAACCGGCGCAGGCCGGTGGACTTGTGCACCCAGCCGAACAGGTTGCACTCGATGAAGCACTGCCAGGGCTGAAAAATCAGCTTCTGTTTGCTCGCAGCCCACTTGCCCTTTGTGTGGGGCATCAGCTGCATGAACTTCACCGCTCGGTCGGCTTTGGCCGCGTCGAACGTGTAGGGCCAGTCCTTGCCTTTGCGCTTCAGGTCATCGAGATAGCGCTGGCAAGCCAGCCGCGCGTACTCGCCGGCCGGCACCTTTCCAGCAACCACCTTCCGGGCGTAGTCCTTGGCGATTTCGCTCGGCGTCGTCGCGGCCATGCCCTAGAACTCGTTGAAAGGGTTTTCCTCCGGCGGCTTCTCCGTTCCCAGCTTCTGGCGATCAGCAGGCGTCAGCCCGAGGCGGGCCAGGCAGCCGATCAGATGTGCGTACTTGGCCGCCTTGAACTCGGCCCGGTTGGCGCGGAACTCGGCCAGCAGTGAAGCGGCCACCTCCATCACGAAGCGGTCGGATCCCGTCAGTACGCCGGGCAGAGCGCACCGCTCAAGCTCCTTCCAGACCTCAGCCACGTCGGCCGGGAAATACACGGGTGCCCGGCCCAAAGCAGCCTTGGACTTGGGCGCCTGGCGCTTGTAGCGCTGCGGGTTGTGCTTGTCGGCACCCTTGAGTTGGGCCATTTCGGCCGGCTGCTTGTGCCTCGCCATCGCTCAGACCCGAAAATCAAATTCTGTGGAAACGGGAACGAAGGGGGGCGCACGGATCGGAAGCGACTTGCGCCCGACTTTGACCCTCCCCCTCCCCGTCGGCGGTCGCGCTGGTCGCGGCCTCGTTTAGCTTCGGGGCATTCCGTTCAGTTTCGGGAGACGGCGCGGGATCCAGCAGCATGCCGTCGAATGGGCACTCCTTATGCAGTGACCGGCCAAAACCGCCGTTCTCCCGCGCGGTCTTGCGGCTGTGGCATGGATGGCACAGCGACTGCAGGTTGCCAGGATCGTTGTTGCTGTCGTCCCCATCGACGTGGTCCACATCTGTCGCGGCAACGACCAGTCCGCGCGCCGCGCAGAGCCTGCACAGTGGCTCGACAGCCAGATGTGCGGCGCGGATACGGCGCCACCTGACGGAATTGGTAGCCAAGGCACGCCGTGCTTGGCGGCGCTGCGCCTGCTTGTTGTCCTCCTTGTACGGCTTCCACCAGCTGGGCCGGTGCTGGGGCGGACGGGTCGGCACGCCTATCGCCTCCTCATCGGGGCGGAAATTCCGCAAGTGGGAAGGGGCCAGCTCTGCCGGCGAGCATGGGCAAAGCAGCGGAAATACCGGAAGAGGACCGCCCCACTCAAGGAAGGGACGATGCCGACGGTGCCCGACTGCACTTTCGGTACACCTATAGCTATAACCACCGGAAACCCACACCTATGTACGACATCGAAGATATTGCCAACATCGCACGCCTGATCCGCCCGCTGCTGCAGCTTTGGCTGCTGCTCAGGGATTGCCTTCGCGCAAAGAGGCTCCCTGTTCCACCAACTTACGGATCTCACCCATACGGCGGTCGCAATCCTCCTGGCTGGGAATGTTCGCGTTGTAGGCGAACACCACGGCCTCTACCGTTCGCGACTTCGCGCGCATCGGAGGACAGGGGGCGGTCAGGGTCGCGGGCAGCTCGGCCGGCACCTCCACCTTGACATACACCTTCTCCGGAATTTGCGGCTTGGTCTGCCCGGAGCATCCGCCCCAGCCGGCCAGCGGCAGCAACAGGACGATCAGCAGCAGGCGGTTCATGCGGTCACCAGGTGCAGCCAGGGCTTGATCAGCTCCCACAGCCAGGGGAGCAGCCAGAACAGCACCGCGAAGATCACGGCGCCAGCGAGAGCGCACACGATCGCGAACCCGACGAACATGCCATCAAAGTTGCCGTACATGGTCTGCTCCTACAGCAGGGGAATTTCGGGACACAGCTCCATCGCGAGCTGCGATCTACAGGCCGGCTTGGCCTTGGCCGCCTGCAGCGACTTCTCAGCCGCCGCGACCTTGGCCGCGGCGGCGTCGGCCGCCTTCGAGGCGCGCGCGTCGGCGATCTCGGCGGCCCTCTTCCACTCGTCCGAGCGCTGCTTCGCGAGCGCGGTTTCCTGGCTGATCCCCGCGACCAGCTGTCCGCAGGCATTCGCTGCGGCCAGGTAGTCGGCGGCCGCCTTGTTCGCCGCGACGGCCTCGGCTTCCTTGTTGTGCTCGCCGCGGCTGCAGCCAGAAACGAAGCCGCCGCCGGCCAGCAAAGCGACCAGCAACACGTACAGCCCGATGCGGATAGCCGCCAGGTAGGGCCGCGCAGGATCAGGAATTTGCACGGTTTCCACCTCTCGGGCGTTGTTTGAAGGACGTGGCCACCGGCACAAGGAACGCGGCGCCCATCGCGATAGCGCCCAGGGCGATCAGCAGCCACTCGGGCATCAGGTTCTGCACGCGCTCCGGCATCACCGCATAAGCGCCGAGCGCGCCAGCCGCGCAGGCAGCCATGACCGCCAGCCACGTGGAGATGCGACTGGCCCAGCCTGCGAAATCGAACCGGTGCCTCATCGCACGTTCCTCAGCTGCCGCAGCTCTTTGATTTCCGCGTCGTGCTGCTCAACCTTGATCGCAGTCTTCGCCAACTCCAGCTTCAGCGCCGGCACGTCGGCCAACTGTGTGTTGATGGTCTGCAGTTGCTGGTTCACCGTAGACAGCTGCTGACTCGTCACCTGCTGCTGCGTCAGCATCGACTGCACCGACGCCACCAGCCAGTAACCGCAAACGACGATTGCCGCGCCCATGGCGCCGGCGAACCACTTCTCGATGGGTCCAAGGGCCAACCGCGTGCGCCCGTCTTGGCTGGGCTGGACTTCCATGTTCATCCTCCTGCCACCGTTCCGCCAGCTCGCTTGTACGCAGCAAGCAGGTCGTCCAGCTTGTGCTCGTGCTGTCCGTAGCCGGCGCCTGGCAAGCTCGCCCAGATGTTCGACACCTTCGCGATTGCAGAACGGATGCTGCCGGCCTGAATCAGCTTCAGCGCGCCACGCTCCTTGATCTGCTGCAGTGCGATCCGATCCTGGCTCAGCGGCGAGAAGTCGGTCAGGCCCAGCGACTTGCTGTACGCGACGTAGTACCGCTGCAGCAGCTGGTAACGCCCCGCTGCCGTGGACTTGATGCCGAGCTTCGGCAGGTCCACCAGCACGCGCGGGTGATCTGCATAGCTGCGGAACAGTCCACCACCGACCAGCACGTCGTAGCCATGGTCGGCGGTCGGCTGCTTGCCGTTGTCGGTCCCCTCGGACCAAGCCAGCATGTCCAGAAACGCAACGACGTTGGCGCCCCCGGCCTGCTCGGGCGAGATGAAAGCCATGGTGTCTCCTGAAACGCGAAAGCCCCGCCGCGAGGCAGGGCTTGTGCTGGTGAGGGTGCCGCGTCAGCGAGCCGGCTATCTACTTCGTGCGGGCGCCGATGCACAGCTTCGCCCATGGTAGGAATTTGACCCTATGTGCATTTCCCAAGGCAAATCACTTCCTCATGAGGTGGGTAATCTCCTCATGAGGAAAAAAGTCGCTTCGCGAACTCGCGTCGCCCACCATTCAATGCCGACTGCAGCGCTTGCACCGCGACCTTGTGCACGCCCATGTAGGAGGCGACCCGCATCTTGGCCTCCTTGGCGAGCACCGTGTATGGGCGTCGGCGCTCCGGCCACACCAGTTCCTCCGCAGCCGCATGGATCACCAGCCGCAGGCGCCAGCGGTCTGCCGGCTCGGAGAGTGCAAGTCCTTTAGCGTCACTGGCGCGCAGGTGATCCTCCACAGTACGCAACGCCTGAATTGCCAGTCCCGCGATCGCCACACCGTCCGCCCGCGTCGCCACGGCGCACGCTGCTGCCCTCTCGACTGGATCGTGCATCATCGCCAAGGCGCCCGCGATGTCCCCGCTGGTGAGAGTGCCCTTCGTACTTCGACCAGCCACTGGCACCCGATAGCCGCCTCCGACCAGCATGCGCGCAATCAGCTCCAGCGGATCTCGCTCGTCCCCGGTTTCTGTCTCAGCCCCGCCACGCGCCGGCTGCTCGGCTGCAGGCCGGCCGCCGGCCTCTCGCCACGGTGGCATGCGCGCCCAAGCGGCCTCCGCAAGCCAGACCGCATGCTCTCCGGCGTATTCGTTGGTTCTCGCGGCGCAGGTCACGCAATGCAGGCTGGCCCGGTGCCCACGCTCCCGTACCCTCAGCCGGACTCGCACACAGCCGCACCCGGCGCAGGCCGACACTGCGCCGTTCATGATCCCGATCACCATGGCGTTACTCCCCTTTCTTTTCCGCAGCTGCGGCGATTCGTCCGAACTTCGCGATTTCCTCGGTCAGCGTTGCGATCGAGGTCTCTTTCCTGCGGACCGCGGCGTCCCCGGTCACGCTGTCCATGCGCACCCTCTCCAAGCTCGCTTTCAGCTCCTCGACTCGCTCCCTGGCCCATACCGAACGCTTCTTCCTCGGCTTGGCGGGTTCGCGCCTGGCCGCCGCCTGCGGACTGGCGCCAAGCCGTCGCGCCACCTCCGCAGCAAGGTCCACGGTCTGAAATGGCTTCAACTCATCTTCTAACTTCATGCGGTAGCTCTCTCGGGCCTTTCGTCCTGTGTTTGGTGGCTGGCGCAGCGGCGCGCCAGCTCGACCAGCCATTCCGCAAACGCGGGTGGCGTTGCCTCGTACTCTCGCTTGCCGATGCTGGGCCGCGCCGTCGCCCGATCGCGCTTGCTCCACAGGCCGACGGTGCACGGCGCCGGGCCGATCTTCAGCGGCAGCGGCGGGATCTCGCGCGGCTCACAGCCCACGATGTACAGCCTGGTCGCCTTCGCCGCACGGTGGCCCCACCAGTGCTGCCGCACGTACAGGGTCCAGCCGCCGAACTCGTCTCGGGCCTGCTGCTCGGGCAGCCCGGCGACGCGCCATAGCACCGAGAACTGCGGGTGTTCCAGGACGCCGCCACAGCGGCGCACCTGCTCGATAGCGAAATGCGCCAAGTCGCGCTCGCCAGCCGCAGGCTTGGCGCAGTGGCGCAGGCTTGCCCACGCGCGACACGGCGGATGCGCAACGATCGGCATACCACCAGCGAATGTGCGTGCATCGCGGTCGATGTCGTACACGTCGCAGCCGTGTAGCGTCTTGTAGACGCTGTCAGCGCGGGCAAACAAAATTGCCACCGGATGCATCAGGCGACCCACCCAATGCTTGCGTCGGGCGAGGCTCGACCGCACGATGCCTGCACCCATCCCGAAGAATCGACATGGCCGACCCGTTGTATTGCACCTGGCTCCTCGACGCTCCATGCCTCAAATCGGAGATTTGGGCTGCGTGGGCGCAAGCGCTCCTTTCTGGCGTCGGCATCATTGCGGCCGCGTGGCTCCCGAACCTGGCCGCCAGAAGGGAAAAGAAGGACAGGTTCTATGCCGTCGTTGCCCTGATGTTTGAGGCGTCCAAACGGATGTACCTGATAGCCGATCTCATCGCCCTGCAAAAGTTGCCGATCGGCGCAGGCAGGCTCGATGAGGAACTGGCCCACCTGACCGCCGCGCTCGATGCGATTCCCGCCCACGAACTTCCAGAAGGCGCACTGCTCTACTCGATAAAAGGGGTACGTAGAGAGGTGGCAGCCATGAATGACCTCCACCGCCACGTTACCAGCGCCCTCTTTCACGCTGACGCCACCTGGAGCGGCTTTAGCGGCGCGGCACGCGAGTCCGTAGAAGCCATGCAGCGCCACATGGATCAAGCACTGGAGCTTGGAGATTTCAGATACGGGAGCGTGGTCTATCGCGCTCGCCACAGGTTCAAGACATGGCGGAAGCGGCGTGATCGGCGGCGCACAGCTACTGCCAGCGTAAAGTGAACCCTTCCCATAAGGGACGTAGCCAGTGCTGCCCTCATGCGCCACGAGGATGTCGAACCCTCCCGTCTCCGGGTAGCAGGTCCATCCGGGTTGCGCGTTGAACTGCTTGATGAAGGCCGCACAGAGCGACGTTTCCGTCGGCAGCAATACCTTGAGCTGATCAGCCTTCATGCCGCTCTCCGCGGTCTGCACCCACGCGCGAAGCCAGGCCGGCGCCGCGGATAGTCGGTCAAGCCCAGGCAGGCAACGACGTACTGCCGTGCGCATCCGACTGCAGCTCCGATTTCGTCGATGCTGCAGCGCTCCGCATGCAGCAGCCGGATTGCAGCGGTCTTCCTCACGGCGCTGCTGCCTCCATTTCACACAGTCCAAGGTCGGAGGTGCACCCGCCGCCGGCCTGCTTCTGGAAGAAGATGTCGAACTGGCGCCCGCCGCGAGCCGTGCGGCTCCACTCGACAACGCGATGGATGTCGGCATACTCCCCCTGACCGGCACGGTCGCTATCCGTATTGTCTGTCATCGCCGGGAAGAACGACGCTTCGCCGTACTTGCTTGCGCGGCGCACAAGCGCTTCCCAACTGCTGATCTTGGCGATGTGGTGTGGCGAACGGTCGGCAGCGATCCGGACCTCCTTTTTCTTGCAGTTGATGCACAGGTAGCACCCGACTCGATCGTGTTCCGGATAGAGCGGGTTCGGCGCCAGTCCGTGCTTCCTGTGCTGCTCCCACACCTGGTCCACGGTCCATCTGAGAATCGGGCGCCACAGGAATGATCCCGTCTCGTGCCTGTTGAACCTCGGATCCTTTGCGCGCTTTGCGCTTTCCTGCGCCCTAATCCCAAGCCATTGCAACAACGGACCCGACTTCAAGGCTGGCAGGACGATTTGCTCGGTGATCGGTTCGACCTTGAGCACCTCTGTGCAGAACTGGCGCATACGGCCAGGGAAGAAGCCCTTCCAGAGGCATGCATCAAGGAATGGGATTCCGGTGGGGTGGCTCGCCTCGATCGCATCGGCGACCCTAGCCAGCGCTTCCGCCTCGCCCATGGGCTTTCGCGCGATCAGCCAGCGCCATGCGCCGCCTTCAGCGCGCACAGTCGCGGAGCGATATACGTTGCGCGGCGGTGCCGGCACGTGCTGTGGGCGGGCGGCACGCGTGCCTCGCACCGGTTTCCACTGCCACAGCCCCTCGCGTCCGGCCATCAGCTCACTAAGCCAGTTCTTAGCGATGTAATCACGGTGCTTCGCAAGCCGATCCGTGAAATCCGCTTTCACCCACTCGACCTTGGGGCCGCCGGTGCGCTCGTGCAGTCGGGACACGTACTCATAGGTCGCCTCGTGCTCGTTGCCGGTGTCCGCAAACACGGCGCGGAACGGCCGGCCCGACTCCAGCGCTAGCAGGTAGGTGGCGGTGCTGTCCTTACCGCCGCTGACGTTCACCAGGTGCTGAATTTTGCTCATGCCAGCAGGATCCGGATGGGATAGTGGTGCTCGACCTCGCGCTTTTTGAGCTTGAACACGGCGGTCTCGCGGCCCTTCACGTCCACGAACTGGACGGCGCCGCTGTGCAGGAACACGAGGAAGTCGATTACGTAGCGCGTGCCGCCCGGCAGATGGACCGGCACCTGGCGTAGCCAGAAATGCACTTCACCGCCGGCCTGCCGCAGCTTCAGCTGCTCGTAGTAGCGGGCTTCCTTCTTCGAGTCGAAGCGGATCCCGTCCACGGTGGTCGCGACGTTGCCGTACTTGTTCCGTCGGCGCGGCGCTGTCTCGATGTCTGCCTCGACCTCCTCCGGCCGCAGTGCCTCCACCTTCGCCATGGCGCGCCGCTTGCTGGCCTCCAGCAGCTTGCGCATGCCCTCGGGCAGATCGGCCTCGCTGTTGTAGCGCAGCGCGCGCTTACTGCTGCTCATGCCGGCAGTTCCGCGCCAAGGCCCAGGACACGCGCGGCGCGGGCGCGGAACGACTGCCACTCGCGTGCGGCCCGCGCCTGGAACTCCTCGAACTCCCGCGCCGTCCGTCCCTGCATGTCGTCGAACTCGACCTGCAGCAACGCCATGCGCTGGGCCTGCGTCAGTCCGCCTTGCGTGGGCGGTGCCAGCGGTGCGGCTGGTGCCGTGGCCACGGCGGGCGCCGACAGCCGATGTGCGCCGGTGCCGGGCGCCGCGGGCAGCGCCACCACCTCGTCGCCCTGCACGCTCCATAACGGCTCTTTGCGACCCTGCCGGCTATTTGCGCGACTACCCCCTTGGCACACCGTCCCGCGGCTCTCCTGCGCACGCAGGATGCCGGCGACGGCCGCAACGGACAGGCCGGCGTAGCACTCGCGCGGATGCCCCTGCATCATCGACGTGGTGCCCATCTGCTCCAACAGGTCCGCGGCTGTGCACTCGCCGGCCTGCTGCAGGCAGTAGCGGGCAAGCTGGGCGTGGTAAGCCCGCAGTTCTTCGGCCGGGATCATGCTTCGTCCTCCGCTGGCGGCGGCGCATCGAAAGCCGCTTGCAGCTCGCTGGCGGCGCGCTCCATGGCAGCGCGCGCCCTGTCCCGATCGGTTACCTGCGGCGCTTGCATCGGCTCGTAGCCGATGCTGGCTGCTGCTGGCTTCGGAACCTTCGCCTTGCCGTCCAGCACGGCTTGCAGCGCCACGTCGTAGGCGGCGCGCAGCATGCGCTGCTGGTCACGGCCGTCCGCGTTGCGGTAGCGGTAGGCGTCGATGTGCTGCCACACCAGGACGGCGAAGCCACTGCGATCCTGACCCGGCGCCAGCTGTCGCTCGATCTCGGCGAGGTTCGGCAAGCCCAGCGCCAACACGCGGAAGCGGGCAGCATTCGGCGGGAACTCATGACCGGAGCGGCGCGCGGCGGTGATGCCGGCGTCCAACTGCCGAACCGTCAGTCCCTGCAGCGACTCCGCCCAGCCCTTGCCCGCCTGGGTCAGCTCACCCGTGGCCGGGTTGAGCGGGCTGAACCCGTATTGGCTGGACCACGTGTTGCCGAAGACACCGTTCATCGCTTCCCACAGGCCGGCCAGTGCCGCGACCATGCGGTCAGACGGTTGCCCACTCGACGTCGATTGGCCCCTCTCCGGCTCCGCCATCGCCGTGATCTTCGCCAGGTGGGCGACCGCCTGCTGCCGCTCGTCGTGCGAGGGCTTCGTCGTTGAGGCGCCGGCTGCGGTCGGCGTGGGATTCGTGGCCGGGTCGAAGAGTCGTTGCATGGCTGGCACCGTTGGCGGGGCGTTGGGCAGGGGTCACCGGCAGCACGAGGCCAGCGGCCATGGTCTGTCGGAGGGATTCGTTGAGGTCGTGGCCTTGGGCCGACAGTTCGGCGAAGCGCGGCAGCAGCTGCAGCCATCCGCTGATCGACAGCGGTCGGCGGGAGACGCGGCGATGGCGCATGAACCGCGCCAGCAGCTCGCGGTCGATCGAGGGCGGGACGCAGTCCAGCCCGATCAGCTCCGCGTCGATCTGCTCGGGCGGCAGGCGTGGAGGTTTCACGTCGTCCTCTCCTCGCGCTGTATCCGTGTCAGAGATCTCTGACGAAGAGGAGGATTGCTCTTGGTTGCTTTTAGTTGCTCTTAGTTCGGGTGCAACAGCTGTTGCACCCTTAAAGGCCCCGTTTTGCACCCTTAAAGGCTCTGTTTTGCACCCTTTGTCGCCGTATGGTTGCGGGTCAAAGGGTGCAGAATTTGCACCCTTAGAATGTTCCACGGGCGTTTTGGATAAGGGTGCAGAATTTGCACCCTTTCCTTTTTCGCCGTGTTCCACGCCCGCCGCGCCCTGTTCCACACCATTGGGCGGCAGATCCTCGCCAGCCATCCATGCCGGGTTGATCCGGTACTCGCGCGGCCGGCCGGCGATGCCCTGGCCGGTGCGGCGACCGCCCTTGCCGTCGTTGACCAGGATGAGCCAGCCGCTCGCCTCCATCTTGCGCAGCTGGTACTGCACCGTGCGCTCAGACTGGCGCGTCTTCCGCGCCAAGCGCTCCACGCCAGGGAAAATGTGGGTGCCGTCGTCGTGTGCGTGATCCGCGATCGCAAGCGCCAACAGCAGCTCGCCGCCGCCGGCCGGATACCGGTCGAACACCTCGCCTTGAACCTTGTTCGCCACTACTCGATCCCCTCGCGCTTGAACGGCACGAGTGATCCGCCATGTAGGCTGCGCTCGAATGTCTCGCGGATATGGGCGATCCGCTCCGCACTGATCGGCTCGAAGTCCTTCACGCGCACGGCGTGGTTGTGTGGCACGGCGAAGACCTTGACCACCACCTGCGCACGCATTTCGTCGATCTGAGCCTCACTGAGCGGCTCCGGGAAGACCACAGCCTTCGTCCGCCTGCCCTGATAGGCAGCAACCCAGGCGGCCCCGAGCTGCTCGTAGGCTTCAGGGGCAGGAGGTTGGGGGCGCTTGCGCGCCAGAAGTCGGCGCATGGCGCTGGTCAAGGACTTGAACATCGGGCTGCCTTCGAACTGGATAGGGCGTCGCCCGCCTTGCGGTACGCTGCGGCTTCCACACACACAGGTGCCCACAAGGAGGGCGACATGGAATATCTGCTGGTGCTCGATCCGGACTCGCCTATCGGGATCGCTTACTTGAAGGGGTCGAACGACGGCACTTCCCACGGCCAGCCAGTCCTAAACTGCACAGCGCTCGACAACTCTCATCCGCATTACCTGCTGGTGGAGAGGTCATACCGACATGAAGGCGAGTCACGTCAACAAAGACTGCAGGTGCCTCACCACGCCGTCGCTTTTGTCGTTGAATTCGACACAGGCACGGATTCGGGCAAAACCGCGATGCAACGATTTGGATTCCAGCCTTAAGCCAACTGAGCACGTCAGGCACCCTCATATGGGACTACGGATAGGCGCCCGGGCTGAGGTACGCTGCGGCCCCTACCCCATCCCCTGAACAGGAGACGCCCATGGCCTCGGACCAAATGAACGAATGGCGGGCGGAAATGCATCACGCCACAGCCGACCTTGCGTGCGCCCTGGAAACACAAGGTGACTTGGTCGCACAGCAAAACGGCTGGGCACTGCTTGGCCTCGATGCAATCCGCTACTACCTCATGCAGAAGCACCACTGGACTCCCGAGCAACTGTTCGCGATGTCCGTGGAGCACCTGCGATTCGCGATGAGCGAAGAGGTGTTGGGCTAGCGCCCCTGGCCTGTCGGTACGCACGTCATGCCCCCTCAAGCGGGGCGATGCGGTCCGAGTCGGGGCGGAAGCGCCGTCTACGATGGTGCCGCCCTCCAGCCAGTAAGCTGGCACAATCACACGAACAGCCCGACGGGGGGATGGCATGGACGATGGCGTGTACAAAGACGATGGCGCGTACAAGGCGCACTTCGAGCTGCTGGGGAGAATCATGGCCCTTGAAACCAGCGTGCGAGCGCTGTTACTCGCCACCGATGTCGCGGGCGAGATCAGCGCCCAAATCAAAAGGGAATGCAGGCTTATCGCCGAAGACTTGCGAAGCAAGCATGGGGTTGCTGGTGAGGCCTCAGCCAGCGGGTGCGAGTTCGGCCTCGGGATCATCTTGACCGACATCTAGACCCCCTCAACCGGGACGATGCGGTCCGAGTCGGGATCCGCGTCTACCGGCTCCAAGGCTGGACCGGGGAAGACATCGGGAAGCAGGTCGTGCCGAGTCACGGCGTTGGCGGTGGCATCTGCGATGCGGCCAGCCAGGCGGGCACCAGGCGTCTTGTGCCCGCGCGCGATCATGTACAGGGTGCCTGTACTGCAGCGCGCGTCGGCAGCGACCTTCGCGACTACCGGACACGTCAACGTGCCTGTACCGCCTTTCTGCATTACGTAGTCGATGAGCTTCATGGGTCGCAACTATTACCGATTTGGTTATAGTGTGCAACACCGTTTTGGTCATTTACCGAAACGGTAAGCTAACGGAAGATGCAAGGCATGGATTCCAAGACCATCCGCCGCCTCAATTTCGCCGAACTGGTGCGCAACGCCGGTGGCGATACCGCGTTCTCAAACGCATATGGCGGTGGCCGCTGGTCGCCTTCGTTGATCAACAGGTGGGTGAACGGGTCCAAGGGAATCGGCGATGCGGTCGCACGCGCGATCGAGGCTGAAGCCGGCTTATCGCACGGATCGCTTGATCGGCCTGGGGACGGCCTGCCGCAGCCCGAGGCGGCGCGCTCAGCGGCTCGCACGACCGTTGGTGCCGAGGCGGTCGTGCGGCGTCCAGACCCCCGCCTACTGGTGCGGGCGCACGAGATCCTGACTGCTCAAGGTCGATATGACTTAGCGACGGTAGCCGGAGCTGAAGCCTTGGCCGCCGCGTATGAGGTTGCGTCCCGAATGGGCGGCTCGAATCACTTTGACGCCTTCCACGAGCAAATCGGGACCATTGAGCGCGAGCAGGGCGACATCGCTAGCCGAGCTGCCGCTGAGGCAGATGCCGCCCCCTCATCGGCTGCACGCAAAGTGTCTACGCGTACCCGCTGACATCGCTGTAACGTCACCCTGAAGGAGCAGGGGTTCTCATGGGTGATCGGGTCAAGTACGCCGGAAAAGCACTAGCATTCGCCGCAATTTACTTCATTGCCTATCGATTTGCCTGGGGCTACTCCGCGGATCAGTTTTTTCTTCCAGCGGGTGTGCGCATAGCTGCTTTGCTGTTCGCCCCTTACCGGCTTTGGCCGAGCATATTCCTGGGCGATGCCGCTGCGCTTATCTCAATACGCCTGCCAATCGCCGACCATGAAGGCATAGGCTATGAGTGGGTCTACGGCAGTTCGCTGCTGCTGTGCCCGCTTGTCTCGGCAGCGCCGCTTCTCGCCCGCAGGCTATATCCAACCATAACGCTGCAGGACCGGCTGCTCTCGGCCGTCCTCCTGCCCACCGCCTTGTGGGCTGTCTGTTGTAGCACCGCGCTGAACTCGGTGTTTGGCTATCCCATGAAAGGCGATGTACTGAGCTACCTGTATCGATTCGGCGTAGGCCAGTACCTGGCAATGCTAATCGTCGTACTGCCGACGCTGCTCTGGCTAAGGCGTAACGAACGCCACCACTCGCGGGCTGCGCTAATCAGGCATGGAGCCGTGGCCGTGGTCGTCTTGCTGTGCGCATACGCCGGCGCCGGCGTGGCTACTGAAGCGTGGCAACGCCTCGCGCTTCTTGGCTGCATGATTGTGCCGGTCCTGGCGCTCACGGCGCGACACGGGTGGAGAGGCGCAGCGATCGGTATCGCCGCTGCGAACTTGGCGATGGGACTTTCGATGCCAACAACCGGCCTACTGGGCAACCAGGACAACGGCGTTTTCGTAGCCCAGCAGACCCTGGCGGTCATCAGCACATTTATGCTGATCGTCGGCTCCATGATGTCGAGGGCAAGCGAGAAGGCTCACCGCATGGTGGCTGTTGCGATCGAGTCGCGCGCGATGGCACGTGCGCAGGAGTTGCGGACCGAGGAAGCCTTGCGTGATCGCGCTGAAGCATTGGCGGTCGTACAGATGCAGGCCAACGAAGCTTGGCGAGAGACGGTCCAGCAGCTGAAGGCTGAAGGCCACTATCAGCTAGCGATGCAGGTCAATTCCCAGAGCCTGGCCAATACGAAAATGCTCTACGAGCAGGCCGCGGCACTGTATCCATTCCGGATCGAAACGGTCGGGCTATACGCGGCCTTGAATGAAGCGAGCTTCGCAAGGGTGCTGGGTGGCTCGACCGCTTCGCTATTCCTCTGCGGAGACCTCAGCAAGCACAGCATTACGCTGCAGGTCGCAGCCTACCGCGCCATCTGCCTCGCCATCGACATACTGCCAGCGGACCAATACACCATCCATGCGCGCACATGGTCACTGCGTGGAGAGCGCGGGATATCCGTTCGCATTCTGGCGCCCGCAGGGGTGAAAAGCGTGGGGTCTATGAAGTCCCGAACTGCTGAAATGCAGTTAGGAGCGAAGATGCACGCATACGGCGGATCCAGTAAACGACGCCGCCGCAGCGTGATCTTCATGCTCGGGGATGGCGGTCACTTCTTGGCGCGAGGAACCACGATCCAGGACGCGCCACTCTCTCCGTTGAGCACCCTGACGGTGAAGTCTTCCGAGCTGTAGATGATCGATCCGAGCACGCTGCTGCTGGAAATGCTGACCTTGTCCACGTCGATACCCATCGGCATCACCCACGCGGTGTCGCCGACGAGGCCCACCGCCGCACGCACCCTGCCCTGCACATCGTTGATCTGCACATAGGTTATGCCGTCCCGGCTGAACTCGTAGACACCCCACTCCGGACTCACCGACAGATTGGTCGCCGCGGGCGCGGCTTCGCCCAATCCGGTGGAAGCTGCCTTGCCAGTTGGCGAACCGCTGCCGCCAGAAGCGCAGCACTGAGCTGACGCGTAGCCGGCACACGCAAAAAGCCCAACAGCTGCGAGGCTCATGCGCAGGTGCAATATCTTGGACATCGCTATCTCCTTGGGTGGTTACACGGCCCACACCGCGCGGGCATCAATAGCTTATGGCTTCCCGCGCTCGCCCGCGCGTATTGAAAGCAATTTCATATAGCGCTAGCGCACTCAGCGCATCAGCGCTGCAAGCGCTATGGCAAGCAACAGGGCGTCATCTGGATCAGTAGGATCCAGCTTCCTAGGTGCCGGAAGGGCGCTAGCAGCAACGCGGGCTGCGTCCATTACGACAGCGGCCGTGAACCTTTGCTCGCCGGAAGCAGTTTCATCGCCCAGCACTATTCGGGCGTAAGTGTGTCCTCCGCGCGCGACATTGCTAGCGATCAGGCGCAGATCCGCAAGCGCGGGCTCGCGGACGCCTTGCTCATAGTTCGAGAGTCGCGACGGCGCGCCCCACCCGCACAGCTCGGAGAGTTCGCCTTGGGAATAGCCGGCGGCAATGCGAGCCGCCCTGATCCGAGAACCCAGGTCCATGCCGCGAGGTTACACGCGGAAACCCGCGGCCTGTAAGGCCCTGCGCTAAAATTACCAATATTTACCGTTTTGGTATTGACTGCAGATTACCATTTCGGTACTTTGCATCCAGCCCCGACGAAGCCCACCGATCCGGTGGAGGGGCCGGAGACTGAAATGGCTTTCGCACACATCAATGCCGCCGGCGACCTCGCGGCACATGGGTTCAAGGGGTCGTACGGCGGCGTGCGCGAAGCGAGGGTATCGATCGCTATTGGCGGCTCGCCCTTGCTCAGCATGTCCCCGGCCGAGGCCCGCAAACTCAGCGATGAGCTGCTGGTCGCCGCTGGCGCAGTGGAAGCCGCCGCAGCCGAGATCATCAAGGGCAACGCCGACATCGCCCAGACCGGCCAGGTGGCTGTATGAGCCTCGACCAACAGGATCTGTTCTCGCAGGTATCCATTCCTCAGCCCGGTGACTTCTACGTGGTTGACGGGAACCCCGGGAATGTCATTGAGGTCGTCTCGGTTTCTGAGTCGCATGTCACGTGGACGAGGCAGAACAACAACTGCTACGGGCGCAACTACGAGACCGCCCTCGCTGATTGGGCCATGGGCATCAGCCGGCCCGGTCATATCCCGGCAGATCTCCAGCGGGTGACGCAATGACCGCGCAGACGAAGGGCGTTGATGTGCTCCTACCGGATTACGTGACGCCTGCATCGGTGGACACGTTCGGGGTCTTCCCCGGCAAAAAGCCTGGGGATCAGTTCGAGGTGACCTATCACGGCAAGGTCTATGTCGCGACGGTGCAACCGGGGGCTGCGAACCACCTTTCTTATGGCCCCGTACTCCGTGACGTGCGCTTCCGCCAAGTCGAGGGTCCGGTAATTCGAGGGGCTGCGTGATGGCTACTTACGCGATCTACATCAAAGACATCCCCGGCGGCGGTGTCGAGGTTCACCGCCAGCTTGAGTCTGGAATTCATGGCGCGGCGAGCGCCGCCGCGAAGCTGGCAGATTTTGCAACCAGTGCAATCAAGGCTGTGGCCGAGCGCGAGGGTGACTCGATCCAACACCTTTCGTCTACCAGCATCGCGGCCGCCCTGGACCGCATCGGAGGTGCGCAATGAGCGCGTCCAATACGCTTGTCGTCCGGTTCGAGGTCACTGGCGACTTCGTGGCCCTGCGCGCCGCTGAAGCCTGGTGCAGGGAGCGCGGCGTGTCCTATGGCCCCCAGCAGCGTGGCGCCCCCATTGGGCTGCTCGTAGGCGACTACGTCATTTCCAAGTGGCGGGGCATGTCGGCGGCGGAGCGTGCGGCGCTACACGGCACGATCACCGGCGACACCCGCAATGGGCCGTTGGTACTGCGCATCGACATCGAGGCCCTGCGCGCTGCGGGCGTCGATGTGTGGGATGGCAGCGAAGCGGCTGCAGGCGGTGCGCAATGACCGCCCTCGCCTACATCGCCCTGGGCGCCCTCGTCGCCATGCTGCTGGCTGTCCTGCACACCAAGGACACCACCGACGCGTCTGCGACCTTCGCCAGCCTGGAAAACGCCCACCGGTATGCACTCCAGCAGGACGCCGCCGGATTCGATTGCTTCGTGCGGTCGCTCGGCAACGGCCTGTGGCAAGTGCGCTGCTATCGCCGCATGGAGCGCACGCCATGAGCTTCCTGTCCCTGCACCTGCCGCAGCCACAGCGCAGCGATCGCGCCTGGGCCGCCTTCGGCGTGGTCTATCTGGCCGCCCGCCGTCTCGGCTACACACACCGCTGCTCCATTCGCGCAGCGCGAGCTGCGCGCGCCACCGTCCTTGCCGGCCGCACCTCGGCCGCCGGCGCCGTCGCCAACCTGCGCCGCGATCTGCGGCAGACCGCCGGGAGCGTCCGATGATCGCCGAGCCTCGCATCATCTGCATCCGCTTCGGTAAGCCGAGCCTGGGCAACGACCACGCGGAGAACGTGGACGTGCACGCGACCGTCGTGCACGAGCACATGGCCGTGCATCCGGCGCTGGGCAAGACCATTCCTCGCCTGGAGAGGTGGACGGTCACCCACATTCCCACCGGCCTGGCGATGTGCGCCGCACCGAAAAAGCCGGTTGCGGTTGCGGCCGCCGCGGCGTTCGCCCGCCTCCCGATCGACTGGGGCTTCACCGATCCCGGCGTGCCAAGCAGCTGGTCCGAGGAGCTGCGAAGCAAGCTCAGATCGCTGAAAGACATGGCGACGCTCGGCGACATCAATTCGCTGAAGGGGGCCTGCCGGTGAAGCCCTACACGCCTACGCCTGAGCAGCGTGCGGCCATGGATCGCGCCAAGTCGCCGCGCCTGCACCCATATCGCCGGCACCACGCCACGCCACGCGAGGTCAAGGCGCACGCGCCGCAGGCCGAGCGCGTCATCCCCAAGCGCAGCCGGCTGGTTCCGCTATGACCGACGACCTCTACCTGCTCGGCCACGGCCTCGACGCCATCGTGCAGCGCTCTCTGCCCGCGCTCCCGCCGGTTGGATCGCCTGCGTTCGAAGCCTTGATGGCAGCCCACATGCTGGAACAGCCGGCGATCAGCGCGGCGGCGCGTCTGCTGCGCTACGAGGAAGCGCGCGCCGCGGTCTACGACCGGCACCTGGCGCTGCGGATCGACATTGGCCGCAACCTGCAGCGCGCGTGGGCGCGAGGCAACCGCCCGCCCCTGCAAGAAACCAGCCGCGTCATCAACCTCATCGACTGGAAGCTCCGTCGATGCTGATCGTGACCGTCTCCATTCCCGGCCTCGCGCGATCCCACAGCGTGCGCGCCGAAACCGAAGAATCTGGCGTCGCCGACGCCCTCTATGCCCTGGGCCTGCATTTCGCACCCGAGGGAACCACCGTCTCCACGCACCCCGCAGAGGACGCGCAATGTTCTTCCGTAACCTGACCCTGTTCCGCTTCCCCGACTCGCTCGACCTCGCCGAGATCGACAGCCTGCTGCCCAACGCCAGGCTGAAGCCGGTCGGCCCCCTTGAAATGAGTTCCCGCGGCTTCGTGTCGCCGTTCGGCCGCGAGGAGCACGAGACGCTGTCGCACCGCCTCGGCGATTTCCTGTGGCTGGCCATCGGCGGCGAGGACCGCATCCTGCCCGCCGCGGTGGTCAACGACCACCTCGCCCGCAAGGTCGATGCCTTCGAGAAGGCGGAAGGCCGCCGCCCTGGCGGCAAGGTGCGCAAGCGCCTCAAGGACGATCTCGTGCACGAACTGCTGCCGCGCGCCTTCGTGCAGCCCTCGCGCACCGACGCGATGCTGGATCTGCACAACGGGTTCGTGGCCGTGGACACCTCCAGCCGCAAGACCGGCGAGAACGTGATGTCCGAGATCCGCGGCGTTCTGGGCAGCTTCCCGGCGCTGCCGCTCAACGCCGAAGTTGCTCCGCGCTCGATCCTGACCAGTTGGATTGCCGGCGAGCCGCTGCCCGAGGGGCTGAGCCTGGGTGAGGAATGCCACCTGCAAGACCCGATCGAGGGCGGCGCCAAGGTGCGCTGCACCGCGCAGGAGCTGCACAGCGACGAGATCGCCAAGCACCTGGAGGCCGGGAAGCAGGTCACGCGGCTGGCGCTGCTGCTGGACGACCGCGTTTCGTTCGTCCTCGGCGACGACCTGGCCATCCGAAAGCTGAAATTCCTCGACGGCGCCCTCGACCAGATGGACGAGGCTCACATCGACAGCGCGCGCGCCGAGCTGGATGCGCAGTTCGCGTTGATGAGCGGCGAAGTCCGGCGGCTGTTCCTGCTGCTGGAAGCGACCTTCAAGATCAGCAAGGCGGGGGCGTGATGAGCGCTCCCACCTTCAAGTCAATGATCAAGGACGGCACTGCGAAGCGTGCCGACGCCCTCAAGTTTCGGATCGAGGACATCCACGAGGAACCCGGCTTCAATCTCCGCGATGAGCAGGCGGTCGATGCGGACGGCGTGTCGTTCGAGGAAAGCATCAAACAGTTGGCCGACTACATCCGCGCCGGCGGCATCCTGCCGCCGCTGGAGGTGCGCCCGCGCGCCGAGGGCGGCGTGTTCTTGGTCGATGGCCACCGCCGGTGGCGCGCCTACCAACTGGTCAAGGATGAGATCGCCGACGCCAAGGGCGAGCTTTGGCTCTCGGTAGTCCAGTTCGTCGGTAACGATGCACACCGGACCGCCCGCATCATCACCAGCCAGCAGGGGCGCAAGCTCAGCGCCCTGGAGCTGGCGCGCGGCTATGCGCGCCTCGCGGCGTTCGACTGGTCGCCGGAGGATATCGCCGCGCGCGTAGGCAAGACCCGCCAGCACGTCGATCAGATGCTGATCTTGGCTCGGGCCAACTCGGATGTGCAGATCCTCGTGCGCGAAGGCGCCGTCGCGCCGACGGCGGCGATCGAGACGGTGCGGCACCACGGCGAGGAGGCGGGCGCGGTGCTGGCGGCGGCGGTCGCGAAGGCGAAGGCGGTCGGCAAGCATCGCGCGACGACCAGCGCCATCAAGGGCAAGGCGCTACCCCGGAAGATCGTCACCGCGCTGAACGACATCACCGCGCAGATCGACAAGGCCGTGCCCGAGAATCTGCGCGCGCAGCTGCAGGCCGGCGACCTCACCGAAATCACCCTGCCGGCCGAGATCATCAAGCAGCTTCTGGATGTGCGCTCGCGCATCGCCACCCAGCAGGAGGATGCGCCGTGAAGATCTTCCAGATCGACGACATGGAATGGTGGGTCGGCGCAGACGCTGAGTCCGTCCTGGCTGCAGTCAAGGAAGAGACCGGCATGGACGACGAAGACTTAGAAGACTTCCAGGAAGTCAACGAGGACGACCTAGATCGGCTCAAGTTCCAGGACTCTGACGAAGAGGAGCGTCCCATCGGCGAACCACGCACGTTCCGCGAACAGTTGGTGATCGAGGTGGCGGCCGGAGGCAAGTTCCCCCGCATGTTCGCAGCGGAGAGCTGCTGAACATGGCCGCGCGCTCCAAGCTATTTTTTGGATGGTCGCCGCTTGGTTCCGAAGTCCAGGGTTTCACGCATAAGCGCAATCGCCTGGTTCAGATGGTCTGTCGCCGAAACCAAACGCTCTCGAAAGACCTCAAGTACCTGGATGTTCTCGTCACGGTAATCGCGGACCGCCTCACGCACGGCATATTCCATGCGCTTTGCGTACAGCGCGCCAACGACAGCCTGGCTAAGAGGAACTGCCGCGGGACCGAGCATGTACAGCCGTTCCAAGTGCTTCTCCAGAATCGCAGGAACTGCGAGGAGGTCACCGCCCTCCTCGTCGAAGCTCTCGGTAATCGCCTGAGGCCTCTTCATTTGCACATAGTGCGCAACGCGACACATACCTTGATGCCAGTCCACCAAGACGGTGAAAAGCAACACTGTCATACCGCGAGCCTGCTCGGTCGCTTCGCGTCGCCGGCGGCGACTTTCCTGACCCGCGAGACCAAGCGCTGCAACGACGGCTGCGACCGTTCCGATAGCCGAGGCCCATCCGGCGGCCTCTGCACTCCAAAGTTTAGGCACGCCCACGATACAGACAGTAGCCGCAGCGCCGAGTGCGGCGGAGATCGTGGCCAGCGTTATGCGACTCGGTCTATCTGCTTTCGAAAGAAGTGCCATACAGAACCCGGGCTGAGAACTATTTCAGATCTTGGCACGAAGGTGCCCGTGGGTGATCAATCAAGGCGCTGGATCATGCACGCGAGCCCACTCTGCTCCGAGGCCCTCGACCACGCGCTCAGCCTCCTCTTGCGTCGCGTGCCGCGCATACGACTCCGTCGTGTGCTTGGGCGCTCCTCCATCGGCTGGGACGACGTGCACCGCAGCTCGCCAGAACGCCACAGGGCCTTCGTTGGTCACGAAGTACGAGGAAATCACCAGGGTCCAACCATTCACATCCAGAGAGCGTGCCATGCGTGAGCGTCCGATGCTGTTCAATGGCCCCATGGTCCGCGCCATCTTGGACGGACGCAAGCTGCAGACCCGCCGCGTTGTGAAGCTGCCGCCCGCGCCGATGCATCTCGGGGAATGGGAGGCAGGAACGATCAGCGCCGACCCGGCGCATAACTCAACCGGTGCTGCCATCCCGCACCAGGGGTGCATCTGGCACACCCGCACAGGGAAATCCCTGATGTGTCCCCACGGCCAGCCCGGCGACCGGCTGTGGGTGCGCGAGAACGGGCTGGAGCATCGGCGAACCCGGCTTTTCATCCACGACGCTACACCTGGACGCTGGTGGACCCCAGAGGATGGCGGGCGTTACGGCGCCAGCTACGGACCGGCCATCACGCGTGCGAGCCTGCTGCGCAATCACAAGGTCCGAGCATCGATCCACATGCCGCGCTGGGCCTGCCGCCTGGTGCTGGAGATCACCGACGTGCGCGTGGAGCGGCTGCAGGCGATCAGCGAAGCCGATGCTTTCGCCGAGGGTGCAGATGTGCACGTGCTACCTGATGTCCGCCTGCCCCGCGCCCATCCCCGTGCGGGGCGACCAATGGCATACGCCGACAGCCGGGAGATCTTCGCGGACCTCTGGGACAGCACCGGCGGCGACTGGGCGGCAAATCCCTGGGTGTGGGTGATCGGGTTCAAAAGGCTGGGGGGTGGCGACCATGGCTGAGCCACGCGAATTGCGCGCCTACCAGGTGGACGGCTACGACCAATCGGTCTTGGTGTTTGAATCCAACGGCGCGGCCGCGCGCCGGCGCGGTGCCGGACTCATGGATTGCCAGTTCGAGGAAGTCGATTCCTGTCGGCGCCAGCCGGCACTGGACGTGTATGCGCCTGGCCCCGTTCCGCCGCTGGTGCTCATCGAGCACGGGTGGTGGTTCGAATGCGGCAACTGCCATCGCCGCATAGACGATGACATGGAGCAGCAGGACGACGAGGACGCGATCGAGCCTTACGCAGTCGGCGAGGTGGTGTACTGCTCCCGCGCCTGCTACGCGCAGCGCGCGGCGCGCTGGCGGCAACGGGAGGCGGCGGTGGCGGCGATCTGTGAGCTGGTGCAAACCCACTTCCCCGAAGCGCACATCGTCCGCGCCCACATCTGCGACTGCACCCTGGAAAAGGCCGAGCCGAACGGCGGAACGCTTTCATCCTGCGACTTCCAACTGCCCGGCCTGAAATACCAGGTGTCCTACCGGTTCCGCGAAGGTTATTTCGTGCCCCGCGGCGATCTCGATGCGTTCAATGAGCTTTACGCACACCGCCTTCAGAGGGCTTCATGATGGCCGCACAACTGCAAGGTGATGGCTCCTCCCCTATTATCAGCGCGGTGACGCACGAGGGCTTGTCCGTCACCACTGCCGACGGCCGCCGCGCGCGCCTGGCGGTGGTGGACGACGACGGAGTGGTGCTCGCATCAGGCGCCGGGATCGAGCGCGCTGCATTCGAAGCCGCGGTGCTGGCATACCGCAATTTCCTTCAAGGCCAAGGCCATTTGCGCGTGCATACCAAAGCGCCTGGCTCCGTCGCCTAA